AAAATATCGGAACAAGAGATACTCTGCTTAATGTTACAGATGATATAGGCAGATACTTGTACAGTTGTCTTGAAAATCGTAAGTGTGCAATATGCAATGCACCAGGTGAAGTTCATCATGTTGACAGAATTGGTATGGGGCGAGATAGGGAACAGATTGTACATATAGGATTAAAAGCTATATGCCTTTGCAGAAAGCACCACGATGAAGCACATCGGCACGAAAAAGAGCTGTTTGATAAGTACAAAATCTACGGTATAGAGCTTGATGAATATCTTTGTACAAAGCTGAAACTTAATACAAAAAGAAAGAGGTGATACAGTGAATGGCTGGACAACCAAAGCGAGGGCTTGACTTTGCGGCTTGGGATGTTCACTTGTTCGATGATGATGAGAGATTTGATGTGCTTATTGATGCACAGGGTTGGGACGGCTTTGGAGTATTTTTTTGGATTTGTACCAAAGCTTATGCAACAAATGGTTACTATTATGAGTGGCGAGAAGAAACCAGTGCTGCCACGATAGCGAAACGAATGAGCGGTGGAATTAAATCAGATACGGTAAATCAGGTAGTTAAGCTTTGCTTACGAATTGGGCTGTTTGATAACGGGCTGTTTGATAGGGAGAGCATACTGACCAACAAAATGATGCAAGAACGATATATGTACGCTATCGAAAAACGCTCCGTGCGAGGTCGCACAATAAATAGATTATATTGGCTTTTGAAAACGGAAGAAACAAAGGCTTACATAGTTATACCTGAAAATGAGCATAATCTCTCCGAGAATGAGCATAATCTCTCCGAGAATGACACAAAGGAAAGTAAAGTAAAGGAAAGTAAAGTAAAGAAAAGTAAAGTAAATAGAAATAATTATTATGCGATGCCGTCTGCAAATGCAGCCGACACCGCCGGTGAAAATATTTTTATTACATTACCTTTGAACGATAAGAGTAATTATTCAGTTTCAAAATCTGATGTTCAGCACTACAAAATTTTGTATCCTGCTGTTGATGTAGAACAACAATTGCGTTCGATGTTGGGGTGGCTCGAAGCTAATCCGAGCAGGAGAAAAACAAGAACCGGCATTAAAGGGTTCATTACTAAATGGCTTAATAAGGTCCAAGACAGAGGAGGTGTAGGATATGGATTCAATCCAAGCGATAATGTCAAGAATAATGTCACCACAGCGAGCGGAGGAAATTATCCAACGGGCGAGAAAGTCTTCTAAAGAACTCACTCCGAGAGAAAGAGCCGAACAAGAAGCAAAAGTGTTTAACTCAACACCTGGTAAGCTCATTGGCTATGAGTGCGAGAAATGTATGAACCGAGGCTATATTTACCGTGCAAAGGCAGGCGAAACGCCTTTCGGGCAGGTTACATATGATGTGGTTGCTTGCAAATGTGATTGTATGAAAATTCGAGATGAACTTCACAGAATGCAGAACAGCGGTCTTCAAAAACTTCTTAAACGATATACTTTTGAAAGTTACAAGACAACCTCAGATTGGCAGAAATATGTGAAAGATAAAGCATATGAGTACATTGACAAATGCTCTGATTGGTTCTTCTTCGGCGGTCAGCCCGGTTGTGGAAAGACACATATATGTACGGCTATTGTCGGAGCATTACTCAAAAAAGGCAAAGCACCTAAATATATGCTTTGGCAGGATGATATTACCAAAATCAAGCAGGCATCGAGTAATTTAGAGGTGTATGAAGCTCTCATAAATTCATATAAGCAAGCGGAAATTCTTTACATTGATGATTTCTTTAAAACTCGCAGGGGCGATTTTGTCTCAACAGCTGATGTCAATGCTACATTTAAGATTATCAATTACAGATACAATGAAGGATTGCCGACTGTCATAACATCTGAATTATCACTTGAACAGATTTCGCAAATTGATGAGGCTTTAGGCAGTAGAATTTCAGAAATGGCTAATCCGAAAATTTTTATTAAAGCCGATAAAAATAAGAATTACCGTTTTACGAGAGGAAATGAAAATGATGTCTGAAGCACAGGAGCAATGTAAACTCATTAAATGGGCGGATAAATGTGTGCAAATGAAAATACATCCTGAACTTTCAATGCTGTACGCTGTTCCAAATGGTGGCAGAAGAGATAAAGCCGAAGCCGCACATCTTAAAAGGCAAGGAGTTAGGGCAGGTGTTCCGGATTTATGCCTTGCTGTGCCAAAAGGTAAATATCACGGCTTATATATTGAGCTTAAAGTCGGCAACAATAAGACTTCTGAACATCAGGATAAATGGTTGCAGAATCTTTCACGGTGCGGATACGCCGTAAAGGTATGTTATGGCAGTACATCAGCAAAGCAGACAATTGAAAAATATCTGCAATTGGGTGATTGATTATGAAATTGCAGGTTTGTCGAAAGTGTAAACACGAATATCATCCGTGTAGCATACGGAAATGCCCATACTCTGAAAAAGGTTTGTACATATGTGTTTATTGCTGCAAAAGATGTCCGTATGTGAAAGAAGTGCAGTTAGGCTGGATATGTACTTACGGAAGAAAGAGGTGAATGAAATGAGTAAAGAGAAAAAACCAATTTTAAACTTACAGAAGGGTTGTCCGTTTTGTGGTGGCACGGACTTATGTTATGGGTATGATCCCGTTTTGAGCAGAGTTGACATTGTGTGTAAAGCTTGTAATTTCACTTTCTCATATAAAAATGAAAAATCTACAAACGCACTTCTGCTTGCTGAAAGTATATGGAACTCAAGAGTCAATGAGAAAAAGCCGACAGTGAAAAGCACAGTATCAACAGCAGAGGCTATCTTATCAGAGCTCAAGGATATTAAGTCATATGTAGCTGAACTGGCAGGATACAGTATTGATGAAAAAGGATTATGAAAGGAAGTCAAAAAATGATTGATTGTTCCAAAACTCAAAACTACTTCATCGAGAAGTTACGGATGACGAAAAGAACAAAGAACGGACTGTGTAAAATTAAGTGTAGCAACTGTCCTTTGTGTAGTAATAACAACGGTGAAGGTTTATCGTGTCCAACCTTTGAAATGTATTATCCCGAAAAGGCGGTTAAGGCTGTACAGAGGTGGAGCGACGAGCATCCACAGAAAACTTATTTGTCCGAATTGCTAAAGTATTTTCCAAAAGTAGAGCTTAACAATAAAGGATTGCCTAAATGGATATGCCCACATCATTTAGGACTGAATGAGATAGAAGATTGCGGCGGAACAGACAATTACTGTGCTGAATGCTGGAATCAGCCTATTCCTATTGCGGAAAGTGAGGTAGAAGAATGAAAATTGAAGAATTAAAACAGCATATAGAAGAATGTGTAGAACTCTTATCCAAAAAGCAAAAACAAGTATATGACAGCAAAAAGCGAAGAGGAAAAGACTTTTATATATTTGAAGGAATGATAACTGCATACGCAAGGGTAGGTCATTTTCTTGAAAATTTGGAGGAGTGATATAGATTGACGGTTAAAGATTATTTATATTCGGTCAGGGTTTCGGATAAGCTGATCAGAACGAAAGAACACGAGCTGTCGAAACTTAGGCTGAATATTGCACAGGTATCGGTTAAGCAGAACGAGCCTGTTAAGACATCAGGAGTGAATGACCCTATGCGGATTGTTGACAGGATTGCAGACCTGCAGACTGAAATCAATCGGGAAATTGACAATCTTGTGCGGTTGAAAACTGAAATCCGCAGTAAAATCAACGCACTTGACGATTACCGTTACATTGCAATTTTGACCGAGTATTACATAAATTGTCAGAGGTGGGAGGATATTGCCGAGAGTATGGAAATGAGCGTAAGGCATACCCTGAGATTGCACGGCGAAGCGTTACAGGCGTTCCGAAAAAAGTTCGATTTCTCGTAAAATTATTTTGGAATGTCATTGAATGTCACCCTCACCCTGCGTATAATGGTATTATGAAAGTTTGACAAACAGGACATATGTAGAACTCTCCTAAGATAAAAATTGCACAGACCGCTCATAGTTCCAGCTGTGGGCGGTTTTGTGTTGTGAGGGAAAAGAAAGGGCGGTGATACCGTGAAAGACAAATTAAATGCAAGACAGCGTAAATTTGCTGAATATTATGCACAAAGCGGTAACGCCGCTGAGAGTGCTGTTAAGGCAGGATATTCCGCAAAATATGCTAATACCAATGCTTCAAAATTACTACAAAATACTACAATCGCAAATTATATCAAAGAGCTTTCAGAAAAGCTTAAAGACGAACGCATAATGACCGCAAAGGATAGACAAGTGCTACTTTCTGATATTGCGAGAGATGACGAAAACGAACCTAACGACCGCATAAAGGCAGTTGATACACTTAATAAAATGACGGGAGAATATACTGTCAAGGTTGACGCAAAGGTTGAGCAGTCCGAAAAGCTATCCGATGTGTTCAGACAGTTGGGCGGTGAGGGGCTGAGTGAGTAACAAATTTCCGCTGTCACAAAAGTATATCGACTTTATCAACACAACAAATGTGTCGGCTGAATTTCTTGAAGGCACTACAGCCTCAGGAAAAACAACAGTCGGAGCAGGCGTTAAGTTTATGCGAATGGTGTCGCAGTCGCCGAAGAAGCTTCACGCAATTGCCGCCAAAACTACGGGCAAGGCTGAGGAAACTATAATTCAACAGGACAACGGTATTCTCGACTTGCACCGCAACGCTGTCTATTGTGGTAACGGCGACAAGGATTACAAGCTGCCGCATATCAAGTTTGAGGACAAAATTATCTATATTCTCGGTTACAGCAGTCGGGATAAATGGGAAATGGTTCTCGGTGCGCAGTTTGGGTGCGTGTATATTGACGAAATCAATACCGCCGATATCGAGTTTATCCGAGAGATGTCAACCCGTAATGACTATATGCTTGCAACGCTGAATCCCGATGATCCGAGCCTTCCTGTGTATAAGGAGTTTGTCAACCGCTCCCGTCCTTTTAAAAAATATGAAAACGATGTTCCCCCCGAGATTACGGCGGAGCTTACCGAAGAACCTGTACCGAATTGGCGGTATTGGTTCTTTTCTTTTGCCGACAATTTAAGTCTTACCCCCGAACAGATTGAAAAGAAAAAGAACTCTGCACCGAAAGGTACAAAGCTCTATAAAAATAAAATCTTAGGTTTGCGAGGCAGAGCAACAGGTCTTGTGTTCCCGAATTTTGAGAGGGCAAGACATATCAAATCAAAAGAGTGGGCAGAAAAGTTTTTGAACTGTAACCGCAAGTCGGAACACTTTGTTCAGTTCACCGCAGGTCTTGATACCGCCTATTCGCAGAAGTCGCCTGACACTATCGCAATGACATTTTACGGCATTACCAATCACGGCAAGTGTGTTCAGCTTGATGAAAGAGTTTATAACAACGCTGAAATGCAAACACCTATTGCCCCGAGTGACACGGTGAAGAATTTTATTGATTTTCTTGACCGCAACCGTGATGAATGGGGCTTTGCACGCACGGCTTTTATTGACAGCGCCGACCAAGCGACTATTACCGAATTTCAAAAGTATAAGCGACAGCACGGCTGTGTCTATGACTTTGCAAATGCATGGAAGAAAACGAAGATTATCGACCGAATCAATCTTGTACTCGGCTGGCTTGCCACCGACTGTTATTTTGTGCTTGAACATTGTAAAAACACGATTGCCGAGTTTGAAATTTACAGCTGGCGAGAGGATAAAGACAACACACCCGAGGACGGTCACGACCATTGCATTAACAGCGGTCAATATGCGTGGCTGCCGTTTAAAAATATTATTGGAAGTGAAATAAATGGGGCTGATTAACAGAATGGCTGAATCTATCAGATCGGGAATTAAAAACTTTTTGCAGATTACTCCTGCAAGCGACAAAACAATTACCGTTACCGAAACAAGCAATCATCTGACCGAGTGCTTTATCAATCGCATTTGGTATTGGGGCAACAGCAGACAGCTTGCGGAGCTGTACAAGCAGATTGACACAAACAAAACTATGTTTTGGGCGGCAAAAAGCACAAAGGGGCTTGAAATCCGTAAAATACACACGGGCTTGCCGGCACTTATCTGCGAAACGCTTGTGAATATCGTAATTGCCGACTACAACGGCACAGATGTTACAAGTAAAAATTCAACCGCTTATGCAGAGCGTTGGGAAGACATTGAAAAGCAGAACAAGCTATCCGACACGGTTAAGCAAATGCTCCGTGACCTATGTGTTGTCGGTGACGGTGCTTTTAAGGTCAGCTTTGACACGGCTGTATCAGATGTTCCGATTGTTGAATGGTATCCTGCCGAAAACATCGACTTTACATATGTGCGTGGCAGAATCCGAGAGGTTAAGTTTTACACCGATTACACGCAAAAACACCGCCGTTACCGCTTTGAAGAAACATACGGTTACGGCTATATTCACTATGCTTTGTATGATGACAACGGCAAAGAGATTGACCTGCACACGGTTGACGCTCTTTCGTGGATTGATTCAAAGGGCGTTACATTTGACGAATCATATATGTGGGCTGTACCTGTCCTTTACGGCAAATCGTGCCACAAGGGCAGAGGTGCGGGCATTATCGGCATAAAAACAGACGCTTTCGACAGCCTTGATGAAGTGTGGTCACAGTGGATGGACGCACTCAGAGCTTGCCGAACAAAGCAGTATGTGCCTAATTGCCTTGTTCCGCGAAATCCCGAAACCTGTCAGCCGATGTCGCCAAATCCGTTTGACAACCGATTTATCACCGTGGGCAACGATATGTCTGAAAACGGCAACGGCAACAGAATTTACACCGAAAGTCCGCAGATTCAGCACGAAAGCTATTTGAGTTCATACATTACTGCCCTCGACCTCTGCTTACAGGGCATTATATCGCCGTCAACTCTCGGCATTGATACGAAGAAGCTTGATAATGCAGACGCTCAGCGTGAAAAGGAAAAGACAACCCTTTACACAAGGCAGAACCTTGTGAAAATTACGCAGAACGCACTTCAAAGCCTTGTTGCAGTTGTACTCAATGCAGACGGTGAACTCAACGGCAAGGGTATTGTTGAGGGCTTGGAAGTATCCGTAAACTTCGGCGAATATGCAAATCCGAGCTTTGAAAGTCAGGTTGAAACCGTGTCAAAAGCAAGACAGGGCGGTTTGATGTCAGTTGAAACCTCGGTTGACGAGCTTTACGGCGACAGCAAGTCGGAGGATTGGAAAGCCGAAGAGGTGCAGAGAATTAAGGAAGAACAGGGCATTGCAGGCGAAGAAGAAAAATCGGAGCTTGACGATGTGGACCTTACCGACACAGAAGAACCTGACAATAAAGCAGATGATGAAGAAAATGCGGAAAATAATGCAGAAAAAACCGAAAGCAATCCCGAACAGAATGATACACAGGTAAACAATGAGTGATTACAATATCAGAGAAGCCTTTGAAAAAATCGAAGATGAACTGATTGACAGCATGATGAGAAATTTCAGCCGTCACAGAGCCGAAGAAACCAAAGAGGGTTACAACTGGACACAATGGCAGGCTGAACAGCTCAAAAGTCTTGAAGAGTACCGCAAGCACAACGCAAAGAAATTCGGCAAGCGTTTCAAAACCATTAACAGCAAGGTTGAAGAGATGATTCGCACCGCCAAAGCTGACGGAAATGCAAGTCAGGAGGCAGAAATTCTTGAAGCTGTTAAGGACGGTTTCAAAGCCCCGAAAAAGCCGTCAGCACGCAGCACAGCCGAGTTTTTTAAGGTGAATGACCGTAAACTTGACGCACTCATAAAATCGACCACAGACGATTTAAAGAGGGCAGAAACGGCGGTTTTGCGTATGAGCAACGACAAGTACCGCAAGGCGATTTTTAACGCACAGGTTGCAATGAACACGGGTGCGGTTACATACGAAAAAGCCGTTGATATAGCTTGCAAAGATATGCTCAACGCAGGTCTTAATTGTGTGGAATACAAGAACGGTGCAAGGCACACGCTCTCGGATTATGCGGACATGGCAGTTAAAACAGCCAACAAAAGAGCCTATCTGCGTGGTGAGGGCGAAAAGCGAGCCGAATGGGGAGTATCCCTCGTTGTTGTGAACTCAAGACAGGGCGGTTGCCCCGATTGTGCAAAATATATCGGCAAGGTGTTTATTGACGATGTGTATTCAAACGGCAAAAAGTCAAACGGAAACTATCCGCTCCTCTCAACCGCAATCAAGAACGGTTTGTTTCATCCGAGATGTAAGGACAGCACGAGTACATATTACGAGGAAATAACGACACTCGAACCTGTCTCCCCCGAAGAAGAGGCAGAAATGGACCGTAGAGAACGGCTTGAGGAAAAACAGCAGTATGCACAGCGACAGGCAGAACGCTTTGACCGCCGTGCCGAATACAGCCTTGATGAGGACAATAAACGCATTGCCCAAACCCGAGCCGATGAGTGGCACGATAGGGCTGATATGCTTGAAGAAAAGGCGAAACAATTTTCTTTGAAGACTGATGAACAAAAATATTACAGACCTGTTTTTAAGGAAGATATATCAAAAACTTTTGAACGCAAAATTGAGGGCGAAACAATTACAATTGATACCCGCAAGGCAAATACATTGTGTGATAATGTTTATATTTCAGATAAGGTAAAGCTAAAACGAAAAGAACTTCATGATTTTGATATGCAAGTGAGAAAAGCGTTTGATATGCTCGGAGAGGTTGAAACAAGCGGAAAACCTGATATTTGTATTATCTCTCCCGAAGAAATGCGAGTAAATGCTATTGCTTCATATATGCCAATGCAGAATGTTCTAAATGTCAATTCAGCATACTTTTCAACAAGTGATTTGTCAGATTTACAAGAAAACTTGGCTTGTCCGCAAGACGGATTGAGTACAATTCTTCACGAACTGATTCATTGGCAAGACGCTAAAAGTTACAGAGCAAAATTCGGAGGTATTAACGATTATTTTGAATATTGCGATTACCTTAATAAAATTTATGCTCCAAAGGTTGAAAAATTGATAAATAACGGTTATAATATAGAGGATATAAGTGAGTATGCTTTTGAATGCTTAAAAGATAAAGCTATGGATGAAGTGTATAACGAGTACAGAGTCAGCAAACTTTTAGGGTGATGATGGTATGAGATTGATACAAACTGAAGAACAAAAATCTCTATGGAATGCGTTTAAGCCGTACCTTGTAACAAATGGTTTAAATGTCACTTTGCGTGAAGATGCTCCACAAGAAGCTAAAGATGCTGAAGCACTTTACAGTAAGCTTAGAGAGGAACAAAAAATGCAATATCTAAAAGATAGTGGCATAATCTAACCGCTCCGTAAAAAGGGCGGTTTTGTTGTTTAACTTGCCGAGAATATGTTCAGAGTAAGAAAAAACGGCTTGTTCACGGCATTATTTAACTTGCCTGCAACTTGCCGTAACAGAACTAAATACATCAAATCAGCACTTTGAGAAATCAGAGTGCTTTTTTATTATTAATCAAAGAAAGGTTTGATACTATGAGAAAAAGAATTTTAGCAATTGTACTTATGGTAGTTATGATTGCAACAACCGTACTGGTTACTGTGGGCTGTACCGAGGCAACGCAGGTATCGCACAATGTTTCGCAGGAAGCAGACAATTTCAATGTGATACGCAGGCTTACGGTTATTAACACAAGAACCGATAAGCCGTCATTTGAACTTGTTGCCGCTTTTTCATTACAGGTCGATAATGACGATAACCAAATTGAGGTTGTCTGCGAAACGGGCAAGGGTGAATACAAAAAGCATATCATAGGTCTTAATGATGAAACTATGTATGTTGTAGAGGACATAAGCGGTGCAGAAGTGGACAAATACCGTTATGAAATTAACTTCCTGCCTAAACAGATTTTACCGATTACATTTAAGAGTAAAGATTAACAGTTAAACCCGTCGATTTCGACCAGTTTAGAAAGGTGGTGACAGAATGAAAATCAGAGTAACAACATCATTTAATGATAAACAGAACGGCTATGTAACCCGACCTGTGAATGAAGTTTTTGAATGCTCCGAGCAGAGAGCAAAGGAACTCATTGACGGCGGTTTTGCAGAAGAGGTCAAGTCTGACGCTCCCAAAAAGCCGAGAACCAAAGCAGAAAAAACAGTTAAAACAGAAAAAGCAGATTAAGCACTTTACGAATATGTAAGGTGCTTTTTTATTGTCCGAAGACATTAAACTACGGGAGACACCGTGCAAAACTGAAACAGAGAGACACTCTATAAACTGATTACGGGAGACACCCGAAAAACTGAAAGGATATGAAAAAATGGCAGAACCAAATCCAACACCAACCCCCAATGAACCGACACCTGCACCGCAGGGAACACCGCAGGGAAACGCTCCTGTCTTTGATTACGACAAGCTCGCAAGCCTTATTACAGGCAAACAAAGCGTGACAGAGGACACCGTGTTGAAGTCTTATTTTAAGGAGCAGGGATTGTCAGCCGATGAGATGAAAGAGGCTATCGGTGCTTTTAAAAAGCAGAAAGCCGAGAACACTCCCGACTTAGCAAAAATGCAGTCGGAAGTTGAATCTGCAAACAACGCAAAGCTCACGGCAGAAGTCAATCAGTCGGCAACCCTCGAAGCCGTAAAACAGGGCGTTGACATTGCAACCGTTCCGTATGTGCTTAAAATTGCAGACTTTTCAAAGGCTGTGACAGACGGCAAGGTCAATGCGGAAAAGCTGACAGAGGCTGTTAAAAAGGTGCTTGATGATATCCCAGCACTCAAGGGCAAACCTGCCGAGAACGGCACAGGAGTTAAGAAAATCGGCGGTGACGGCAACGGTACATCGGACGGTACAAAACCAAAGGCAAATGTTCCTACCAAAAAATGGAACAGATTTAATATTTAACCAAAGAAAGGATTGAAAATCATGGCAAACACAAATAACTATGCCGAGCAGTTCAGCCCTGACCTGCTCGAAATTCTTGTTCAGGGCACACTTACATCACCGTTCATCACTTCAAATGTAAAGTGGGTGGGTGCAAGAACATTCCACTTTACACAGATGTCAACAACAGGCTTTAAGAACCACAGCAGAGAGGGCGGTTGGAACAAAGGCAAATATACACAGACAGATGTTCCTTTCACTTGCGAGCACGACAGAGATATTGAGTTTCTTGTGGATAAGGCAGATGTTGACGAAACTAACGCAACCGCAAAGGTTGAGAATATTTCAAAGGTGTTTGAGCAGACACAGGTTGCTCCCGAAACCGATGCACTTTTCTTCTCAAAGGTTGCCGCAAAGGCACAGGCAACAGACGGCTACCATTCTTCAACAAAGACATCGGAGTGGACTAAGGAGAACGCTTATTCAAAGCTCAAAACAATTCTTTCTGCCGGCAAGCTCCGCAGATACAAGGCAAGAGGCACACTTGTTGCCTATGTGACATCTCACATTATGGACTGCCTTGAACAGTCAACAGAGTTCACTCGTAAGATTGAGCTTACACAGATTGCAGAGGGCGGTATCGGCATTGAAACAAGAGTGACCGAGATTGACGGTTGCCCTATCATCGAGGTTATTGACGATGAGCGTTTCTATGATAACTTCAACTTTAACCCCGATGACGGCGGTTTTGAGCCTGCAACAGGTGCTCACAAAATCAATGTTCTTGTTGCCTGCGGTGAAACCTGCAAGACTGTTCCGAAGATTTCAAGCATTTACTTCTTTGCTCCCGGCTCACACACAGAGGGTGACGGCTGGCTCTATCAGAACCGTTCGCTTTCCGACACATTCGTATTCCCAAACGGCAAGGACGGCAAAATTGACAGCATTTATGCCGATGTTGACACAACGGCGGTTGCGTAATGTATGCCGATTACATTGAACATCAGGGCGGAGATGAAAACAGTATTATCTCTGCCGAACACATTGATGTTCTGACTTTTAACCGCATTGATTTTGAAAAACTTTCGGAAATGCAGAAGAGAATCATCGGCAGAGTGCATAGCAGACTTACTGCTTTTGAAGAAGAAAATGCCGATATGATTTCTTCCTACCTGAAAAGCTATTCAATCAACGGCACATCAATGGAATTTGGTGCAAGCTGGAACTTAATGTGCATCAGCGGAGTGGCAATTCCTGCCGACCTCTATGCGTTGCTAAAATCAACAGGACTTTGTTATCCTGCAATCTGAAAGGTGCGTGAAAACAGTGAAATTTCCGTCACTTGTAAAAAAGCAGTTCTGCAAAACTCCTGTCGAGGTCACAATCTACGGTGAGGGAATAACCGAGGACGGCTCTCCTGTTATCGCATTTGAGTGCAAAAACCTGTATCCCTCCGACAGTTTGTACCCGTCAGCAACCCTGCACGGTGGCTCTGCCTTGTGTAATATGCAGTCAAAGGCAAAGACGGTCTATACCAAAGAGCAGAAAATTGTTCAGGTGTCGGCTGTCTTGCTTTTTGACGGCGATATTGCTCCCGACTGCCCAAATTTAAGCGGTGGCTTTGCAGTCCTTGACGGCATAAAGAGAAATATTGTACAGGGCATTAAACACCGCAACCCCGATGGCACGGTTAATTTTACGGAATTGGATGTGATTTAATGGGATTTTCGGTATCATCAAAAATCAAACTCAATATGCCTGTTGTAAAACAGCTTGACAAGGCAAAGCAACAGGCTCTTGAACAGACAGGTGACGCACTTCTTACACAGGTGAAAAACACGCAGGTAATGCCGTTTGATACGGGTAATCTTCAGAACGAAAACACCTTTGAAGATTGTGCACAGAGTTGGAACGGCACGGTTAAAATAGTGTCAAGCACTCCGTATGCAAGGCGGTTGTATTTTCATCCCGAGTATAATTTCAGCCGTAAGGAAAACATTGCCGCCGGCGGTAAATGGTTCTCACCGTGGCTTGAGGGCGGTACACGGCAGAATTTTTGCAGTCGGGCATTTGTGAGATTATACAGAAAGGAAGCAGGACTTTGATTTACTTATCGGACATCAGAGATTGGCTCAAAAGCGTTACCTCAGCTGAGCATTATTACATTGGCAAGCTTGACAACAAGCAGGACAGGTCAATCGGTGTGTATTCATTAAAGCAGTCGGGAACACCCACAAGGGCAATCGGCGGTGAAAGTACCTACGATACAATAAGCGTGTCTTTGCTTATCCATTACACCGACAACGCAAGAGAAACCGAGGAGTTTGCACGCAGACTTTACGAAACGCTTTACGGCATTAAAAATGTTGAAATTAAGGAACACAAAATCTATATAATCGAACTGCTCATGGAAGAACCCGTTGATGTGGGAACAGATGACAAGGGTGTGTATGAGCAGGTCATTGAAGTTAAATTTTATTACGAAAGGAAGTAATTTTATGGCAAAGGTTGAATCGGGAGTATTCCCGTGCTATGAAAATCAGTTTGCGGTTGGCAAGACAGGAACAGAAACAGCCACAACTAATATTGCTAACTGCGAAGAATTTTCCGTTGCATTTGACAACGGTGTCGAGGAATGGACAGCCTTTGAAAATGAGGGCTGGAAGTCAAGGCTTATGACTGCTAAGTCAATCACAATTTCGGTAAAGGGCAAGCGTACAATCGGTGACGCAGGCAATGACCAGATTGCCGCCCTTGCATTTGAAAACGGCAGAAAGGTAGAAGTTCCGTTTATGTGGACTTTCCCCGACGGTGCAACCGTCCTCTTTAAAAATGCAGTTGTATCCGTCACATCTAACGGTGCAGGCGCAAGTACGGGTGTTGCTCCGCTTGAATTTGAAGTTATGTCAAACGGCAAGCCGGTATATACAGCAGCCGCTTAAAAAACGAAAGGAATGAACGATTATGTCAAAGCTTATTGATATTACCGACAAACTTAATTTTGAAGAAAAGCCGATTGTAAAGGTAAAGGACACGGAACTTGTTATTAACAATGACGCAGTGTCAATGCTCAAGGTTGCCGCTCTTTTTGAGGACGGCAACGGTAAAAGTAAAGATGTTATCGAAATGTATCATCTTCTTTTTGATGAATCCGAGAGAGAAAAGATTGAAAAGTTAAAGCTGAATATGCACGATTTCAACGCCCTTATCAGCGAATCTGCCAAAATTGCAACAGGCGATTTGACTGACGAGGGGGAAGCTCAGACCCCGGCTACGACCTGATTGATGACTTTGATTTAATCGTGTCGAGCTTTCGCTCGGAGTACGGGGTCAGCATTTATTCAAAGGATTTTGCAAAAATGAGTTGGAATGAGTTCTGCTCACTTCTGCAAGGCTTAGGACCCGAAACACCGCTTGCAAGAACGGTTCAAATTCGCCTTGAAACCGACAAAGAGGTCTTGAAAAGCTTTACTTCGTCACAGCATAAAATCCGCAACAAATGGCGGTCAAGAAATGTAAAGCACTATTCAGACGAAGATATGAACACCGTTCTTGCAGAATTTCAAAACTTTTTTGCAAGCTTGTAAAAAACAACCACTCCAAACGGGGTGGCTGTTCTTTTGCAAAATTTTATTAGCGTACATCATAACGGTGTGCGCTGTTTTTATGCCTGTTTTTAAAGAATCTAAAATGAAAGGAAGTGGTGAATATGGCGACAAAGGCGGGTGAAATTGAGCTTGATGTCAGGCTTACGGGTGATGATATTTCCAAAACATTGCATAAGATTTCCGATTCAATTACCAAAAAGTTTGATTCGGCATTTTCAAGTCTTTCAAAAGATTTTGAAAATGTAAGCACTGATATGAAACAGTCCTTTTCAAAGGTTGCGGAGGGTGTTTCTCAGAAAACCGAGAAAGAGTTTTCAAACATCAAAGGCAGCGGTGAGCAGTTAAGCAATTCGGTTTCATCCTCGTTTAAGAAAATCGGTGCGGCTGTGGTTGCCGCCTTTTCCGTTGCCAAAATCAAGGAGTTCGGTCAGCAGTGCATTGAATCGGCTGCGGAAGTCAATGCGGCAAATTCACAGTTTGAGCAGACTTTCGGCACAATGCAGTCGCAGGCAGAATCAGCCATTCAGAGCGTTGCCAATCAGAGCGGTATTCTTGAAACCCGATTGCAGGGCGTCGGCACAAGCATTTATGCCTTTGCAAAAACTACTGGAATGGACAGTTCAAGTGCTTTGGGTATGATGCAGGAGGCTTTGCAGGTAACAGCCGACAGTGCCGCATATTATGACCGTTCGCTTGAAGATACCGCAGAAAGCCTGAAATCGTTTCTCAAAGGCAACTTTGAAAATGATGCCGCACTCGGTTTGTCCTGTACCGAAACCACACGAAATGCGGCGGCTAATAAGCTGTATGGCAAGTCATTTACGGATTTGTCGGAATCGCAGAAACAGCTCACGCTTTTGCAAATGGTCAAGGACGCTAATCAGCTTTCGGGTGCTATGGGACAGGCAAGCCGTGAAGCAGACGGTTGGGAGAATGTAACAGGCAACCTCAGAGAAAGTTGGAAGCAGCTCCTTGCCGTAGTCGGTCAGCCTATTCTTCAGGTGGCAACTCAGGTTGTAAAGCGGTTGAGTTCCGCACTTGCAACTTTAACGGAATATGCCAAAGGTGCGGTTGAATCGCTTTCAAAGGTCTTCGGCTGGGATACAGGCAACAACACCGCAAGCAATATCAAATCTGCGTCCGATTCTGCCAAAAGCCTTACGGATACAGCAGATGACAGTTCAAAGTCACTTAATAAGGTTAAAGACAGTTCCGAAAAAGCAAAAAGAAGTGTGGCAGGCTTTGATAAGCTGAATGTGCTTTCAAGCTCTGACAGCTCATCTTCAAAGTCAGACACCTTCTCATCGAAAAGCTCTTCCGGCAGTTCATCGGGCGGAGCTGTTGCAAAAAATGTTGTCAAGGACACAAGCAAAAATCTTTCGGGGGCATTCAAAAATCTATACGAAAAAAGCGGATTTAAAGGCTTTGTCAAGAATGTGCAGAAAGGTATTAACAAGGTTGATTGGTCGTCAATCGGCAAAAACTGCAAGACCGTTTTTGATAATGCCGTGCCTATTGCACAAAAGGCTTTTGAAAAGATTCAGCAGGTAAGTGCCGCCAAGCTCGGAGCAGTCGGTTCTGCATTCGGAGCGGTTGCGACAATCGGCGGAAAATCATTTCAGACCATTTCGGGCGGTGTTGCTAAGTGGATTTCCAAAGATAAAGACAAGATTATCAACTACATTGACACCATAGGTAATAACCTTACTGACCGTTACAACAACCTGTCAACCTTTTTCGATAACTTCGGCACACTTGCAGGCAATGCAATTGACAATGTTCGCCCTCAAATGGAAGAACAAATTTCCAATCTTTTAAGCGGTCTTACAACCTTTGCGGGCTCAGTCGGCGAAGTTGTTTCGGGTGCGTTTTCAACTGCAATCGAAAGCCTTGTTGAATGGACTGAAAATGACGGTGCAACAATCACTGAATTTCTCGAAAATTTACAATTGCAGTTTGCAGATGTGTTTAACTTTATCGGTCAGATTTTCGGAGATATCGGAACAATTATCAGTAATTGGTGGAACGGCAACGGACAGCAGATTTTTCAGAATATCTGCAATATGTTTACCAATATCGGCACAACCCTGATGAATGTTTACAATCAATGGATTAAGCCTGCGTGGGATTTTATCGTAGCAATCGTAAAATCAGCGTGGGAAAATTGGCTGAAGCCTGTTTTTGAAGGTGCAATAAACTTCTTCGGCAAGGTTGCAGACTGTGTTTCAACCGTGTGGAATAACTTCCTGTCACCGTTTGTAAACTGGCTTGTCAGTTTTTGGGGACCTATATTTCAGAATGTTTTCAATGCCGTAAAAAGGGTGTTTGATAATGTGTTTACATTTATCGGTGGGTTGGTTACCTCTATACAGAAAACATTCGGCGGTCTTATTGACTTTATCACAGGTGTTTTTTCGGGAGATTGGAAAAAAGCTTGGCAAGGTATTTACGACTTTTTCAAAGGTATTTGGGATGGTATTTGTGCCGTGTTTAGATTTATTGTAAATGCTATCATTGACGGTATTAACGGCTTGTGGACGGGTATTTATAACTTTGTTTCCGGTGTTATCAATGCAATCGGCGGAATTGCAGGGGCAATTGGTTCTGTCATCGGGCAGGATTGGAGCTTTTCAATGCCTGAAAATCCGCCTCTCATTCCGAGATTTGAAGAACCCACAGAATCACCTGCACGAAAATTTGCAAAAGGCGGTATTGTTAAAGCTCCGACACTTGCTGTTGTCGGCGATAACGCAGGCGCTAACAGCGGTAACCCTGAGGTTATTTCTCCGCTTAACAAGTTACAGGGTATGCTCGACAATTCGGGCGGTCAGGATACAGTGATTCTCACACAAATTCTTGACCTGCTTAAACGCATTTATGAAATGTTCATTATCTTCCGCAATAACGGCGGCAACACTTATTTGTTTACGGCAGAACTTGAGGGTTCAACGCTTTTTGAAGAAATGGTAAGACAGGACGAACTTTACAGACGCAGACACAACGGTAAATCCGCATTTGCATAAGGGGGGGGATGATATGTCAAATTACAACGGCTGGTTGCTTAAATTCGGCAACAACATAATGCCGAATAAGTACATTACCGCATTTTCATCAACTCCGAATCAGCGGCTTGAAACTTCTGCGGAACGAGATCAGAACGGTACACTTCAAAGAGCAACGCTGCCAAATTACAAAACAAAAATTTCGTTTTCAACTCACATTCTTCATCTTGACGAAAAGATTGATTTTCAGTCGATTATCAACCTCTCAATGGCGAATAAGTTACAGAGAAAATGCAGGGTAACTTATTGGAACGATGAAACGAACAGCTATTACACCTCTTATTTTTATATTCCCGATATTGAGTATACCGTAATGAACGCCGAAAAAAGTGACATAACCTATCAGCCGATTACTGTTGAGCTGATTGAGTATTAAGGGGTGATTCTTAAAAATGCTTGTATCTAAAGAAATTGCTGATAAGCTGAAAACAAACACACTTTACAACACCGTTGCCCTGCATTCTCCTGACGGCAGTTTTGAGGATATAACAGGTGAAAGTATCGTGCTTGACAGCTTTTCGCTTGAAAATGAAATCGTTGAAAAAGAATTGAAATTCGGCGGTTGCATAGCCTCTGAAATGAGCGTGAAACTCATTGATTATGATTGCTCGGCTTTGATAGGAAAGACGGTACAGGTCATCATAACGGCAACATATCTTGAATCGGAGCTGTATCCGTCAGATGATTTGTACCCGTCAAATACTCTTATTTGTCCTGCCGAAACAGGAACGGTTGAATGTCCTGCTTTCTACGGTAAAATTCAGTCGGCTCAAAGAGATAAAAAACAGCGTAACATCGTCAAAATCACAGCCTATGACGCTTTTTATGATATGTCAAAGGTGGATATGTCTTTGTGGTTTGGAGGCAAAGAGAACTATGGTTATGCGCACTATCAAAAAGACGATAATTTTAAGAGCTTTTATTCAATAATCGCAGAATTTGCCAAAGATTATGCAATTACAGGGGTTTCACCGCCGAGCTTATCTGTCTTTAGTGTACCGCTGAAATTTGATGATACCTGCGTGGAAAAGGTTATAAAGGACATTACCTTGTCAGATTTAATCCAAGCTTATGCAGAATTAACTTTGAGCTTTGCCGTTATAGATGCCGACGGAAAAATGCGTTTTAAAAGGCTGTATTCTCAATCTTCCGTTGAAACAATCGATTCGTACAAAGATTTATCCTTTGAAGATTACGAACTTGAGCCTATCTGTATGTACAGTGCTAAGTTTGCTGATAAAAAAGCGTTTTTGTATGGCAACAGTAACGATTTTTCGTGGTATGTTTCCGATAACATTTTGATGAGGTGCAGAACAACAGCAAGTGATATCGGCACAAAATATAATTCTGTTAATTTTTTTGGTGATGTATATAAATACCGCCCGACAAAAATTAAGCTGTTTTCGTATTGGTGGCTTGAGGCAGGCGATAAGTACACAATTAAAACTCCGTTTGAAGATTTGCCGACAATTGAAACATTTGTTTTCAATAAGAAAATGGACGGATTTATAACTGCCCTCACATCAAAGGGCGAAAAACGATTAGGAAAGGAAGTAAAAGAAAATGAACAAATACAATAAAATTGTCTTTGTGAACGGCTCTGCTCCGCCCCTCAATGCCGACAACCTCAACCATATGGACGAGGGGATTGAACGGGCAACAAACGGAGCAATTGCACTTGAAACCGAAATAACCACAGCAAGAGGTGATTCAGCCGACCTGAACACACGCTTCACCGCTGATGAAGCGAGCCTTGAAGCCGTGAAGTCTGAAATAGCCACAGCAAGAGGCAGTCATGATTCGCTCGGAGCAAGGCTTGATACGGCCGACGCAAATCTTGCGAACAAAGCAGATAAAAGTACTACACTCGCAGGGTACGGAATTACGGACGCATATACGAAGGAAAGAACAGACCAAAAACTTGCCCAAAAGCTCAATTTAATGCCGTTTGACAGTGAACCAAAAAATAACAGCCCGTGTTACCTCACAAGCGGTACGGTTTACAGCGCTCTGCTTGTTAAAGTAGATAAAACCGCCTTGGCAACTAAATACGATTCTGCCAACATAGAGAGCGGTACATCAACACTTACGCCGTACTCAACCGTCACCGATAAAATCAAAAATGCAAACTGTACATATAAGACGATTGGTGACATCGTAATCGTCAGTGCAACGGTCAAAATGAATGCGGCTACAATTGGAGCAAACAGCACATATCCGCTGATTGATTTGCCGTACAAATGCATTGCCGAGGACAATGTTTTTTGTGTCGGCATTTCAAACCTTGGCAAGGTCTTTAAATTTGCTGTGTTAAAAAATAACACTTGGTTGCAGTTTCAGACACAGGATAAGACGGCTTACACATTCGCAGACGGCGAACAAATCAATGTGATTTGTTCGTACAAAATTAAATAACGGAGGTAAAAATTATGGAACTTAAAGAAAAAATCACACTCGATATGCTCACAAAGGACAGCGTGTCGGTACTCAGACAGCAGTTTTTGACCTTTAACGGTGAAGAAA